ATAAGAAATACCAATGCTATCACTATTGCCATTCTTAACGTGCGCTCCAGCTCTTGATACTGGCCTACCAGCATTTATTTTACCTTCAATACCTATGATATAGTGATAACCTATATCTGAAAAACCTCTGTTTAAATGCCATCTTTTAATAGTAGCTGGACTTACATTGTTACCTTCTTTGGTAGCTGTACAATGTATTACAATCTTATTTACCTTTCTCATCTTTTTTTCTATTTACTTTCTTTTTAGCACTTGTAATTAATCGTGCTTCCATCTTAACAACTTTTACTCTTAGTTGAATGTTTTCTTCAATAAGTAACTCAATCTTTGTTTCAAGTTGTGTAATTTTGTTTGTAAGTGTTTCAATTTGTTTAGTATATAAACTTTCTTCTCTTTCATCTTTTTTAGCACCTATATCAATTTTTTGTTTAACTATTGCCCAAATTTCTTTAATTCCAAATGCTGATATAATACCAGCCAACGCTAATAATAAATTGTGGTCATCCATTCTTACACTTTTTAAATTGTTCATTCTTCTGCTGGTTCTTCAAAAACTACATCAAATGTTTCTGGTTCTCCTAATATTTCTCTTACACCTTCATCAAAAACTATATACCAAAAAATAGGTGTATTTAAACTTGCCTCTTGATAATCAACATAATATTTAAGCACATCATCAGGAGTGATTGGTAATCCATAAAAATCAGCACATTGTTTTCTTGCAGCTATTGCTTCAGATTCTGTATTGTATTTATATCCTGTTATTTCCATTAGTATATTGTATAATAATTATTAATATTTGTTTCTATACCTGACATATTAGAAGACTGTTCTGATGGGAAAATTATATGTTCTTGATTGTAACCATAAAAAGCTCTATTAACATTATTAAAATTTCCAAAATTTATATCTTTAGCTGTGTAAGAAACAGGAGTTGCTGCTTTTGTGCCAATTGTAGAACCGTCTTGCCTCATATAAATATCAGTAGAATCGTTATAGTAACTTAATAAAGATTGTGTTCCAACTCCAAAATCTCCACCTGCTGTTGCATATTTTGATATACTCACCTTTCCGCCACTAAATTGAGTTGTTGTACTTTGATGAAATACATAATAATCACCGTGTGTAAAAATTGTTGTGTAATTTCCAATACCTAATGGCTCACCAACAAAAAATCCGCTTTGTTGTAAAGAAGATAAAGGTTGATTATTAGTTTGCAAAGTTTGCGTAGCTGTAACTATTCCTGGCTTACCGTTTGAAGTTAAAAGGCTTCCACTTTGATAAATATAAGGACAAGAAGTAAATGAGCTTCGTGTTACATTATTTCCGTTTCCACTTTGGTCATACCAAATATCTACTCTTACTTCTCCATTATCTGCTCCACTTGCAAAAGTTGCTAAAGCAGTTGTATCTAATTCATTAGAAGAATTATAACCAATATCAGTTGTAGAAATAACACTACTTACTTTTTTAGTAACTCTTATTAAATTACCAGTATAAGTTGAACTTAATCTTCTTAAAGAATAAGCTGCTGCTGAACCTGTGTAAGTGTCTAATAAACCTGTAAAAGAAGCAGTTACAGCTAATCCAAAAGTAGATGTATTTGGACAAACACTTGAACCACTTGAAGAAGTGCTATAGGTTACTGTATAACTCGCAATTGTTGAGGCACTTAAATCAATTTCACCAGTAGAACTTCCTGTATTTGTTCCACTATCTACAAACACTAAACCACTACCAGCACTAAATGTTCCACCAGTTAAGCCTGTAATAGTTGGTGTTGGATCTGTATCTGCTTGAGTGTAACTACTTGCAGAGTAACTAAAAGCAGCATTATCTAAAGCATTTAAAGTAACATTTGCAGTAGCAATATCTGAATCAGTATCTGTATATGTAACAACATATGTTGCGCCTTTTGTAGAAGCATCAACATCAATAACACCAGTAGTTGAGTTAATAGTTAATCCAGCAGTAGAGCTAAATGTGCCAGCACCTGTATTACCAGCTACTGTTGGTTGCGGCGTATCTCCTATGCCATCACAATAAGCACTTGCTGAGTAAGTTATTGAAAGTGCTGTGCCACCTACTATATTAGTATCACCACTTGGCGAATCATCATAAACAGCACCAAAGCTATTAGCAGAATTAGCTTTTGCACCACCCCAATCGTTAGTGTTATTAACTGTACCTTGTCCCCATTCTATTGTATTATCTGGCATAATATATTTTTAAAGTACCCAACCTCCAAAATCTGCAACATCATCTGGATACATATCTTCTTGTGAGTTACTATAATACTCAGGTATTAATCCAGCTGCGTTATTTTGCATATAATCTATAAATCTGTTTGTGTAAAACTGTGCTGTTGTTCTACTTCTCTCAACTAAGCTATCTACGTGTTCTTTGCTTAATGCTGTGCTATTTTCAGGATTCTTTGTATATATACCACCATTTGAAATATTAACACCAGCATAAGGTAAGTATTCAACCATACTCCAATGTAGTAGCATTGGTTTTATATAATCGTTTAATAAAGCTAAGTAAGGATTTACTAAAGTACCAGCAGTTATTTCATTTTGTATTTTAACATATAAATCAGTACCTAAGTAATTTTGTATGTGTATATCTTGCGCTTGATTAATATATGGTAAGATTTTATCATTATCTATATTACCATTAGCAGCAGTAAATACTGAAATATCGTGTCTTGTTACAAATAATGCTTTACTCATTTTTTAAATCCTTTTTCATTCCAATAAGCTGCGGTATAACCAGCATACTTCATATTTTTTGGCGCAATAGATACTTTCTTTGCATTTGTTTCAGGTTTAAAACCTCTTTTAATTGCTTTAGTAGTAGATACTGCTTCACCTAAACTTCTTCCACCTTTTCTTGCAAACAGCTTACGAGTCCAGCGATGATTACATCGAGCCCCGCCCTTCCAGAGCCAAACAGAATAAACATCAGAACCACCTTTTCCAAAGCCCGGATTTACAGGTTTTTCTCCCATTCTAATTATATCTTCTTTTCTATATAATTTATTAGCTGCTCTCATTTTATCGCAAAATGTTCTTGATTTTGGAGCTGCATTTGGTGCTGCTTCGTAAAAGTATCTTACTAAAAATTCAACACCTTCTTCAGATTTCTTTTTAGATTTACCATCTTGTTTACTTTCTGCTTTAGGATATGCTCTACCAGTACTTGCAAATTCTTTTTTAGTAGTTTTATTTATTTCAGAAACTACAAAATCAAGCTCATCTTCTAAATCATAATCAACTTCAGCTTCGTGTACTAAATCATAATTATTTAATACTTCTTCTTCACTTTGTCCTAAATCAATTAATTCATCTAAAGCAGTTTTTTTAGCATTAGAAGCCATTATTTCAAGTTCTGTGCTTTCTTCTTCTTCCTTTATTCCAGTTTGTTCTTCAATAGCTTCTTCACCTTCAACATTCTCTAAATCCATAAACTCAAGTGGTTCAATAGTTTTAAAGTAAAGATTTAAACTAATTCCATTTACTGCTAATATTGTATCTAAGCTATCAATTAAAAGATGTTGGTATGGTTGTATAACTACGTTGTTAAATAATCTACTTGCATTTTGTATTTCATCTGCATTATTACCTAAACCATTATTTCCATCTCTTAAACCAATTAATAACGGTGATGTAACTCTATGTGTTAACATAATCTTTCTACTGCATTCTTCACTTAAATAAGAGTAATGTGCTGGAGCATCATTTAGTGGTATATCGGTTACAGTAGTAGCACTTTCTGCGTTGTTGTTAAAGGCAATTATCGTTTTTTCTCCATAACTTCCGCTTAGCTTTGACATTACATCATTCTTAATGGCAAGTTGCTTTTCTCTATCTGGTACACCATTGTTAAAATTAACCACCTTTGTGCCACTAAAACCATTTTGAGTATCATTAATTAAGTAACACGCTATTTCGTTTTCAAGTGTTGCATAAGCAGTATTATAATCTGCTGGTGAATAGTAATAAAAACCAGTTACATATCTTTTAATAATAAATATTTCATTTTGTGCGCCACTACCAAAAACAGGAAACTTTTTTAATTTTGTATTTCTATTAACCTTACTCCAATCAGAAGAATAAAAATAGTTTTTTATTTCACCTTTATCATTCATTTTTTCAGCTCTTAATGTTTCTCTTGGAAAGTGTGTTATTGCTGATATTTTATTACCATTATAAGTAATTTGAAAAGCTGCTTCGCCTAATAATTTTAAATCTTGGCAAACATTTCTTAAATCGTTTGGCTTTACTAAACTTTTCATTTGTGCATACTGTTCTGGTTTTTCAGCTGAATCAGTAGCATCTAATCCTTTGCCATATATTTGATTAACAACACCGTTAATTACAGCATTGTTTGTTGTGCTATCCATATAAGCATCAATTAAACTTTGATAATAATCATTGTTATCGCCTATAGAAACCCAATCTTTATTACGTTCTTCTGTGATTGTTGGCCTTTCGTATTGGCCTAATTGTATTAAATGTAGATTATCCATAATATATAAATTCGTTGTCTCCTGTACTTTGTTCTATATAAACGCCGTTTGAAATTTCATAATCTGAAAGTGTTTGATCTGAACAATACATTTTATCTTTAAAAATTATTGCGTTATCTGTTGTGTTAGTGATTGTAATAGTATAGTATTGATTCTCAATTAATGCTTGAGTAGTTGAATATTGGTAATAGTAATCCAGTTCAGAAAATGTTGCATCATTATCTGTTGCTATAACTTTATTTTGAGCTTCTGACTTTATCACTAATTTATAAGTTTTACTACCAGTAATTGTTTCTCTTGGTATAAAGTTAATAATTCGTGTGCCACTTGTAGTTAATATTTGCATATTTTTTTAATAAAAAAGGGGTGGCTAATCACTTCCACCCCTCAATCAAACTATATATTATGAATCACACAATTATATTAATCGCGTCTTTTTTAACTATTTGTACCTACAGTAACTGTTACAGTTGCAGAACTCATTCCAGCAAAAGGGTCAGCAGAAGTACCACCACTAATAAAATTAGCTGGTTCTAATTCTTGACCAGTTAATGTTAGTGAATAACCGCTTAAATCTCCAAAAGCAGTTCCTGTAGCTATACTTCCACCAGTTACTTCCATTCCGTGTTCTAATCCACAAAGCATAAAGTTTCCGTTTCTGTCCTCAACAGCAATGTGAGGTCTTCCGTAAGCCATAAGCTTCAGTTCCTTATTATCTTCTTTAGATAATTTAGGTAGTGTTAAAGTTAATGTTTCTTCAAAGAATGTTGTTCCATTCTCTCTTGAGGATGTAATAGCAGTTTCCAAACTATTTGTTCCTTTTAAATCATATTGGTAGCAAGTAAATGTACCAGATAAATCAGTAATTTCATCAGCAGTTTTGGTTACAGTTCCTAAGTCGCCAAAGTCAACAAACCAAGCTCTAACAATACCACCAATTACATCTTTACAAGGTACTTTTCTACCAGCTGTTAAATCGCAAGCCATATTATTAAAATTTAAATTAAGGGAGCATTTCAGCTCCCTTGTTATTAATTAATTCTTAGGCGTGGTATAAAACTATATCAGAACCTATTCCGTATTGTACTCCAGAAGTAAATCTCATTATTACTCTGACATTCTGCGAACCATCAAGGTCAGCCATATCTAATACTTTAACTTCGTTCATATCTGATAATAAACCAGTTCCAAAGTATAAGTTAGATTTTTGAGCAGCCATTGCAGTATCATCAGCTAAACCATTAGCAACAAAGATTTTTACACCATCAAAAGATAGTTGTCCACCAGCGTTATACCATTGTGTTCCTTTTGAATCAGTACCAGCAGCACCAATTGAAGTAGCAAAACCACCTAAAGCTCTAACGTAAGCTCTTGCGATGTTTTGTGATACGTAAATATGTAAATCTTCTTTATTGTAAAGTGCAGAAGGTACTGCATCTACAATAGAACCTAATTTATCAATAACGTTAGCAGCAGTTACAGCAGCGTGAGATGCAACATCTACTACATCACTATCAGCCAAAGCCAAAGTTACTAATCCATCAAATTCACCAGCGTTTGCATCAACACCTTCCCAAATGTTTTGCTCAGTTTTTTCAGCTACTAAACCAGCTACGTGGCCAATAATGAAATCTGAAAATTTAGGTGGCATTTTATCAAATGCAGAATAACCCATTTGAGCCGCTTCCCAATCCGATTGGAAATCTTGCTTACAAAATTCCATATTTACTTGGTACTCAGAGGGTTGGAGTATTCTTTCAGTTAATGTTACTTGGTCAGCAGTTCCAGAAAAATCACAAGCAGCATCACCTATAATAGATGAGCCAGTTGCAACTTTCTTCATTGTTGACTTGTATTTGATATTAGGCATAACTTCTATTCCGCCTTTATCAATTGTGTTAGCACTTAAAAGAGCTGCAGAGATATATTTACCTGCAAACTCACCAGCATAGGTGCTTGTAATTGGTGTATTTAAACTATTCGCCATTTTATTTTATTTAATTATTGTTAAAAATTTTATCAAAAACCCTGTCTTTAGTTGTTTGTGTTCTATTGCTTGCAATATGAAAATTCACTTTATTATCAACTTCAGCTTCAGGATTATGTTTTACAGGTTCAGG